CGCACACCTAGCTCTTTTCGGCCACAAGCCTGAAGGAGTTTTGTGAAAACCCACTTCATACTAGGACCTCTTAGTGTGCAGAGGATGCGAAGGTTATCTTTTTTAAACGACTAAGGTTTAGTCGTTCATTCGGTTGATCCTAGAAACTAGGAACTGCCGAATCTGGGTAAAGGTGTCTTTGCCTAGAATTCAATCTTAGCAAAGGTAACATTTACCAATATGGAGCTACATTATGTCAGGCACTCGTCACAGAACTAAGTCTCTTCCCCCCGTATACAAAACATATACGAGGTATAAAAATGGTGCAGTATATCGTACCAAATCCCAACTCATCGATATTGATGACTGGGATATGATCGATACTGTTGTACCAGATTATTTTAAGAGATTAGAACGTGGCGAAATCCTAAATAATGCGTGTACTCTGACACGGTCGCAGCAATATTCAAGCGGCAACCATTACTACTATCAAAAACAGATAGCTAGTCCTCATACCCTGTATACAGGAGGCGTTGAAGGATCCTTGACGATGTATTATCTGACAGGACCCATCGACGTTAACCCATTTACAGACGTGAGTGCAACGATGCTAAAACATGCCAAACAGACATGTCTAGCGAAAGTTGATGCACCAGAGTACGCTTTTGCAGAGGACATAGGGGAGTTCACAGAAACATTGCGTTTCATGAGAGATCCTTTACGTTCCCTCCGCACCTTAGCGGGTACCTTCGAATCTCGTTGGCAGAAGAAATTCTTGTCAAAAAGACGTAGGTTTCCGGCCGGTTCTCTTAATTCCCTTCGTTTGAAGGCGATGTCAGAGGCCTGGCTAGAACTCCGCTATGGTGTTATGCCTTTAATGTATACCGCATCGAATATTATTGAATCTCTTAATGACAACGTGTTTGATAATGCGTTGCCAGATAAGAAATATTTTTCGAAAAAAGTATACATGAAGTCAGTCGATCCTTACGATTACTCAGAAGGGGATAATCACTATCTCCGGAGCCAATCAATTAAGATCGAGGCAAAAGCAACGATCCGGTACCGAGTGACCCATCCAAAGTCACTGCTGGCCAGTCGTTACGGAGTCAGGGCCAAAGATATACCACGGGTGATTTGGGATTTGAAACCCTTATCATTTATGGTAGATCGCGCATTGAATATCGGACAGACAATATCCGGTTTACTCAATCTCGCAGACCCTACGGTTAGCTTCGTTGCGGCGAGTACAACCACGAAAATCACACGGTTTTCTAACGTGAGACTTGTTCGTAGGTCGTACCCGGCGTGGGACCCATTAATTTCTAATGGAGACACGCTTACAAGAGAGAACTTCTCTTATAATCGCATACCATGGAACCCAACCGCGAATGATACACTGCCGGTATTCCTACCGAAGCAGCTTATATCAGACGTAAAATCCCAATCCGATCTCTTTGCATTAATAGCATTGACGTTTTTAGGAAGAACTTCTAAAAACCAACATGCTACAATGTACGGTATCGAGATTTAACCCTTAAGTACACAAAGGAGGCCAAAATGGCTTTAACATCGATTGCGTTCAAATCGGGCGCTACCTTACCTCTCACCGGGGGGACAACTGACCCCATTATGTCCGGTGGACAATCCTTCGACAAGTCACTGTTGCTGTTTACTGACGATGTCAGTCAGCAGACCCAGCGAACTGCCGAGTTCTCTGTAAAAAGATCCAAGGTGAGTAGTAATTCACCTGATGGATCCACACAGGCCCGCAGGTCCATTGTCATGAAGTTTCCAAAGCTTCTAGCCAATGGTTCCTACACTGTTAATACAGTCCGGCTCGAGCTCAGCGCCTCGGTTGAATCCGTTGCACCTGATATCTCGGAAATGCGTCTATATATGGCAAGTGCCATCATAGACTCAGAAGCCACTGACTTTTTTAACAGCCTGACTACAGAGTAACCTAATGAAGACCATACGCAAGTTACGTGATATTCTCACTGTTGCTTGTTGTATACTTTATTTGTATTCAACTATTGGAGATCATTATGGATACTGTGGATTTTTCTCAAACATCATCAAGAGTTTCCTCTAGATGCAAGAGAAAGCAGGTAAGGTCAAAAAGCGATAAGCTCTTTGATCCATCACTTGTTGCAAAACAACTAAGTGCTAGCATACGTCGCGATTTCTCGCGCCCATCTTATGAGGCGCGTGAGAGAACGAGCGTTAGTCAGTTTAGGAAGGAGGCCCAACTTTCGGCAACCCTGAAGAAATTCAGGGACCCGAGTAAGCCATTAGACCGTTCAATGGAGTACAGAGCTTATTCTAAGTTCCATAGCTTCGTTGATCGTGCAAACCGCCAGCAGGCGAGCCGAATCGGTACGTTATTTTCTAAGAGCTATCACGCTCATAGGAAAAACGATCCAGTTCATAACTCAATGTATCTTAACGATCATGGGTCCTTTTATAAGGGAAGATCTTTACCCTTAACCCATAATCTCATTGGTAGTGATACCAAACGATACTATGCTATGCGGTCACATCTAATAGCAAGGACGAAACGATATATATCGTTGATCCTGGGCAACGTCTCTCTGGAAGAGGTCTACAAGAACGTAAAACATTCAAGTGGATCCTCTATCGGGGTACCTTTTATAGATACATCTCTCGAAAGAAAATGTATCTTTCCCCTCTCCTCAACTGAGTCTGCTCTTGTTTTGTTCAATGATTATCTACAATTCGACAAAGTTTTTGCCGAGTCGCTTCTTATCAATAATTATGGTAAGAAGATTCCAAAGGAATTAGTAACCATTGTTCAAGGTTCGCGAGCAACTACAGTCGATAAGAATGATCAGGACCGACGCATGATTTGCGTTGAACCCACTGTAAATATGTTTTTACAGCAAGGTTTAATGCTTACCATGTATGATCGTTTAAAAGATCATTCTTACGACGTTGAGACATTACCCGAGGAACACGTGCTTTTAGCAAAACTAGGATCTTTAACGGGCTTACTAGCCACGATTGATTTTAGTTCAGCGTCAGATACGATTCCTCTACAGCTGGTCAACGAATGTTTTCCAGATGATTGGCTCGCATTGATGAATGCTGTCAGGTCTCCGTTTATGGAATATCCAAAACCATACGGTCTTAAACCTGTGCATCTATCGATGTATGCGACGATGGGTAATGCCACCACTTTTCCGGTGGAGTTATTGATACTTCTTGGCCTGGCCCATGCAGTAGCAGACGAATGTGACCGAAAGGCCGCAAACGAATGCCTACGTCCCGTACAGCTAAGGAATCCACGATATTGGAATGATCTTCCAGTCGTGGATACCATTTCTGTATTTGGGGACGATTGCATTATGCCTACAATTTACGCAGAAACGTTTATACGTTATGCCGAATTGTTAGGGTTCAAGGTAAATAAAGATAAATCTTTTTATTCACCTGGACCAGGTTTCCGAGAATCCTGCGGAGGAGATTTCTTCCTAGGCAATGACGTCCGTCCTTTTAGTTTAAAAGGACCTACTGATATCAGTCGACTTAGTCTGGAAGCTTGGCTGTACAAAACATGGAACTTGGCCTCAGAGAAATACATAACGTATTTCGGGCCAACAACATATTTGTATGACAAGCATTTCTTTTCTAATCTCGTTGATATTTTCGATAAGCACAATCTTTTGATCAAAGTTGTGCCTCGGAGTTTCCCGGATGATGCTGGGCTCAAGATATTCGATGACCTAGACAGGTTCATTGAATGCTATCCCAAGATGCGACTTTCGCGTATTGGTATAGATGAGCACGGTACATACCACTTCTCTTACATAAGGTTCGTTTATAACGATCCCCGTAAGAGGAATGATTATCTTCGTTATAGCGTTAAGCTTAAAAACTTTTCGCTTTCGAGACCAAGAAAACTAAACCTTGGTTCCGATGAAGATCGTCATTTTTGGTATGATATCCGTCG